GCTGAAGACGTGTACAACATCCGCAATAAGTTTCATAAAAAACAATACGGCCACGAGGTTAACGCAATGCACAACCCAAAAGACTTTATCGAAGGGGTGTATATGATTGAAAGTTTTATCATTGACAGCGAAAGGGGCATACATTCACCGCAAGGCTTTAACCTAAAAGACGGTAGCTGGTTTGGTTCGTACAAAGTAGACAACGAGGATGTGTGGAACGACTTTATAAAGACAGGTAAATTCAGGGGTTTTAGCGTTGAGGGAGTGTTCGGGATGGAGAAGATAGACCGCAAACCAGTGACCATTATAGAGCAGATAATTGACATCGTAAAACAAATTAAGGACTAAAAAAGCAACGGATAAAAGCATTTATATTTATAAGTAAACATAATAACATGACACGCAAAGAGGCATTTGAAAAAATCAAAACCCTATTAATGGGTGAGGATAAAGAGTTTGGCAATGCTAAACTAACAGACGGTACTATCATTCAATGGGAAGGCGAACTGGTTGAAGGTGCGCCCGTATTCGTTGTAAGCGAAGATGGAAACACAACACCTGCACCCGATGGTAAGCACGAACTTGAAGATGGAACTTATGTATCTACCGTTGGTGGTTTAGTTGTTTCAATCGAAACCGAAGTAGAGGATAAAAAAGAAGTTGACGAGGCTATGGCTAGCGAGTTTGAAAAAGCGTTTGCCAATCACGTTGGTGAATTTGCTAAACTGATTGACAGAGTAGCAGCACTTGAAACTAAACTGGGTGAATACGAAAGCAAATTCAGCGAGGTTAACGAGGTTGTAAATTCAACTAAAGCAGACACCGAAAGCAAGTTTAATGCAATCAAAGAAATCGTAGAAAGCATTGCAAACGAGCCAGCAGCAGAACCTGTAAAACCAACTGCGGGTATGTTTAGAATCGAGAAAAAGCAAACTACAAAGCGACCAATCGCTGAAGTAATAGCAGAATACAAATCAAGATAATTTTTTAACAATTTAATTTAATAAAGACATGGCATTTCAAGTCGGTAGTTTAAGTAACTACACCAAAACAAATGAGCAGATGCTGCTCGTAAAATCATTCTTTGAGCCTAAAACGGCTTCATTGATGAGCAAATTAACAGGGGTTAAATCTTCAATCCAACTTCCTAATTTAGATGACACTTTAGTATGGCAGACAGGCGGTACTTGCGGACTGGTTAATGCTTCAGGCGATACCACAATCGCAGCACGTGTACTTACCATTGGTAAAGTAAAGTCAGAAAAATCATGGTGCGTTGCTGACCTTGAAGCAAAATACACCCAGCTTTTACTTTCACCGGGTTCGCAGTACGAATCATTGCCAGGCGGTATTGATGAGGCTTTCATGAATACAGTAATGGGCAATCAGGGTCAACGTATCGAACAAGCTATTTGGCAAGGCGATACAACTGCATGGCAGGATTTCTTAAACAAGTTTGATGGTTTAATTAAAATCATTGGCGCAGCTTCAGGAGTTGTACAAGCTAATGCTACACCTTTTATAGCTACACCTGCAACTTCAATTACCGTATCAAACATTATAGCAGTATTGCAAGCTACTTACAATGCGATACCAGTTCAGATATTGAACAAGCCTGACCTGCGTATCTTCATGGGTACTGATTTAAGCAGATTGTATCAGACTGCGTTGATTAACGCTAACCTGTTTAACTTTGTACCTGCTGCTGATTCACTGGGCGAATACTACTTACACGGAACTAACGTGAAGATTGTACCAGTTGACGGACTGAATAGTACTAACAAACTTTACGCTGCACGTACATCTAACTTATTCTTGGGTGTTGACGGTGAGGGTGAAGATGAGGAGTTGAAAGTATGGTACAGCGAAGATTACGACACCGTTTACATGAGAATGAAATTTAAAATGGGTGTTCAAATCGGCATACCAACTGAAGTAGTACGTTTCACATTATAATAACACGGGCGGGGTAACACCCGCCCTTTAATAATTTTTAAAAATGAGTTGTGCAATAGTAACTGGGTACACATTAGACTGCAAAGATGCAGTAGCAGGTATTAAAAACCTGTATATAACTGAACACGCCAACGTAACGGCTGTTACCGAAAATGCGAGCGGATTCGTTACCGCAATCACTAAAGCAGGTGGTACTAAATTCTACAAGTATGAATTAGAGCCACGTGGTCAAAATAACTTCGCACAAGCCATACAAGCTGACCCTACCGTAGGTACAGTAGCTTACGAGCAAACTGTAATAGCCAATTTCGTTAAACTAAAATACGAAACACAGGTTAAACTTGAAACTTTGGTTAAAAACCGCACAATGGTTATAATCGAAACTAAAGACGGCAGTTATTTCTTGTTTGGTAAAAACTTTGGCATGGAAGTTTCGGCAGGTTCTGGTAATTCAGGTCAGGCGATGAATGAATTTCAAGGTTATCAACTAACCTTTAGCGCAATGGAAAAAACATTTGCGAATGAAGTTTCATCAACCATCATTAGCGGGCTATTAAGTTAGCGTTTGTTTTCATAGTTTTAATTGGGTTAAGGGGCGAAAGCCCCTTTTCTTTTTAGCAAAATTTATGGGCATTTATATTTATATGTATGATTAGAATAAACAAGGGGGAAGTAAACACTATTACCGTAACGCTTTACGAAAATAGCACAGTTGCTAATCCAATCTATTTATTTTGCTTTAACAGTCAACAAACCAATGTAGATTATTACTTCATTGCGAATGATACTTCGCAGTATTTACGCAGGTATAATCAGTTTGAAGTGACCGAAACAACAAACCCAGACACGTTAAATGGTGAAGTGGAACTAGGGAATGAAGGGTTTTATAATTACTACATCTATCAAACGAACCTACAAAGCACATCAGGATTAACGAATGCAAGTGAAGCGGTACAGGATATAGTTAAAGAGGTTGAGAACGGGTTAGTGTGGGTAGTGCCTGAAGCAACAAGTACAATAACATATAACCCACAAAGTAATACAGCAATAGTATATAACAATGACTGATTTTAAGAACAGCACAATAGTCGTAAAGTTTGACAATAACAAAGTACCAGCCTTTGTAGAGCCAAAGAAAAACGGCAAACAAAAGTGGGTGAAGTATGGAGAAACAAATGACTATCCACAATTTCTTGTAACGCTATTTAATCGCAGTGCGAAACATAACGCTATATCCACATCAAAACAATTATACATAAAAGGTCAGGGTTTTACGTTTGACCAAAACGGAATGGAAGGGGATGACGTAGCTAAATTGCAAGCGTTTGTTGATGCCCCTAATCCGTATGAGAAGTTAAATGATTTAATGGATAAAACGGCACTGGATGAACTGTTATTCGGTGGGTTTTACCTTAAAGGCGTTAATAGTAAAAAGGGTGAGTTTTCGGAACTGTACCATATCGATTATTGTATGGTTAGGAGTAATGAAGATAACACCGAATTTTACATCGCTGAATGGTTAGACGAAAACGGAGCGGAACGTACCAATATAAGACCTGATGAAATAAAAACTATACCAGCGTACAATCCTGATAAAAAACAAACAGAATTTATATTCTATTTTAAGTCGTATAGACCGAATATAAAAACATATACACTACCTGAATACATAGGCGCAGTACCAGCTATTATAACTGATGCGGAGATTGCTAACTTTCACAGGGCTGAAATTCAAAACGGTTTCAAAGGTAGCCGAATGATTGTGTTTAAGAATGGAGTACCTAGCGATGAAGAGATGAAGTCAGTTGAGCGTAGAATGAAAAACAAGTTTACGCCAACAGATGCAGCAGGTAGTTTGGTAATTGACTTTGTGGATGACCCTAACCGTGTGCCTGAAATAATCGCACTGAATGGGGATGACTTTGACAAACGGTATGACGCTTTAAATAAGACAATACAAGAAGAGATATTTGTAGGACATAAAGTTACCAGCCCGATGTTATTCGGTGTGCGTACTGAAGGGCAATTAGGTGGCAGGAATGAAATGATTGATGCGTTCAATTTGTTTCAAAACACCTACATAACACCCAAACAACAGATACAAGAGTACGTATATAATATTTTCTCACCTGTTAAAGGCAAGTTGAAGATTAAACCTATTGAGCCTATCATGCCATCGTTTAGCGAACAGACGTTGACACAGATACTTTCTAAAGACGAGATGCGTGAAATAATAGGACGTAAGCCTTTGCAGGTTGTAAGTGAAGTAACCGATGTTAAACCAGCGGAGTTGAAAATGTGTCACCAGTTTAAAAAGTTTAATGACAAAACAGACTTTGAAGTATTTAGCAAGTATGGTGAACCAGTTGACGGTTACGAGGCAATAGGTTTTAGACGTACAGTTTTCAGTAAGCAGGATTTTGCATTAAACAAACTGGAAAAAGGTATTTTAGACCTGATAAAAAAGACACCAAACATAACCATTGAAGATTTGGTTAAAGTTTTAGATAGCGACAAAACAACTATCCAAAAAGCGTTAACCAATTTGGCCCAAAGCAACATGATAGAGCGCAGCAAAGATGCGTGGAAGTTGACTGACAAAGCGGAAAAAACAAAGCTACCTACATTTGAAGATTTGTTTATTCGTTATAGATATATATTAAGACCCGATGCGCCTGCATTGATAGGAGAAAGCCGTGACTTTTGCCAAGCTATGATGGCTAACCCACGTTATTTCTCAAAGGAAGACATCGAAAACATAAGCAAAGACTTGGGAGATATATACGGAATACCTAACTACGATGCGTTTTCAATGCGTGGCGGTTGGTATCATGACCCAGTTAAGGATGTAAACCTGCCATATTGTAGGCACATTTGGATTTCAGAATTAGTTAAAAGAGTAAGGTAATGGCTAAAGTATTATTTTTAAGCGAAGCAACATTAAAGGCTGAAAGCATACTACAAGACAATGTAGACATGAAAGTAGTTAGCCCTACTATATACGATGTACAGCAGTATTATATATTACCGATATTAGGCACGTCACTTTATAATGACGTAGTAAGTCAAGTACAATCGGGTACAGTAAGCGCAGCGTATCAAACTTTACTAGACACGTACATACAACCTACAATGATTTGGTATTGCCGTTACGAGTTACCAATGAACATGAATTATAAATACTTCAATAAAGCCGTAGGGGTTCAGAATGCAGATAACATGACACCTGCAAGTATTGAAGAGATAGCTTACATAACAGACAGGGCAAAAAACAAAGCCGAATGGTATGCTGAAAGATTGACAAAGTTTTTATTAAGCAATCAAACAACCTACCCGCTATATTTAAACCAGCCGAATGCAGATATAGATACTATCTTTGCCAAGCGCACAAACTACACATCGGGCATGGTAATAGGTGATAGTGATTGCTGCATGGGTAAGTATAATTTTACTGGCATAGGCAAGAGCAAATCAATGTTAAACCGAAATTGCAATGACTGCTAAAGTATCAAAAAAAAACAGAGAAAAGCTAAAACAATTTATACTGAACAAAAATGGTATTCTACACCCTAAATCAAGTAATAAATCTAATAAGTCAGATAAGCCTAGCACACAAGCAGGTAAATGATTTCGGGTTTGGTGAGCCGTCTAGTATATCGGCCAGCGAACAGATAGCTTACCCTTTGGTGTGGATGGACATACAGCCATCAAGTATCAGCGAAAAGACGTTAAGCCTAGCTGTAACTCTTTATGTACTGGATATAGTAAGAGATAACGAGGATAACGAAACAGACACATTAAGCGATTGTTTAAGCATCGCACAGGATATTTATGCGGAGTTAGCTAATCCATCGTATGAAGATTACTTTTTAATTCAGTACAGCGCACCTTTAACACCTATACGTGAGGGATTCCCTGACAAAGTAAACGGTTGGCAAATAGATTTAATACTTGACTTACAACAAGTGCGTGATAGGTGTCAAGTACCTTCATTCCCAATACCTAACCCTGAAGTAGAATGTAGGCCAGCGATACTTACACTTAATGGCAATACATTTTTAACCGTACCTAGTGGGGATGTTGAGAATATAGTACTACAAGATACGAATAACAATCCAGTAACACCAGTTAGCGTGGTGGGTAGTGTGATAACCGTACCGAATACAGGCGGAGGTGGGGATGTAGTACTTGAGCGTACAGACGACACGGTAGTAGAAACGGTGACAGCACCTGCGAACTTTGAACTTGAAGATTTAATCATTGAAGTAGTAGATGAAAATGACAACCCGATATTTAGCACAAACCAACTTGTATATACAGAGGACACAATAGATATAACAGCGT